ATATGGGGGGCTATTGTCTATATAACAGAAAGTTTTTGGGTGAGACATAAATATACTTGGGGGCCCCAATTCAATAACCCTACGGGCAAATGAATCTGTTTTATGAAATATCTAGGCAATCATTACCAATTCCAATTCATAGACCTATTGCCTATCGGCAATCGGGTTTTAATCTCATAACTATTTAATGTTTTTAATAATTGAGAAGGTCTGTCGGCAAGCGACTATCCCCCATGAAGTAATTGAATATCGCTATGAATTCGACCCGTGAAATTAGACCCGTGAAATTATGGGTTTCACAGCTTCTTTTTGGCAGCCGAGAAGCTTTGAAGCCAGGAGTCCGAGCCCGATTCTCGTGATCCAAAAGGGGGAAAGGGGGGAAGGCGTTTAGATCGTAAATTCCCCCCAAAACCCGTTCAAAAAAAAATACGGCTTATGCCTTAAATACTGGTGAATTAGGTCTGGTTTTCTGTTATCCTTGAGGTAGTGGATTAAACGATTCACTGGTGTATGAGAATTCATACACTCCCAACAAAGGAGAAATCATGACCGCAAAAGTAATCACAAAAGTAATTCCTACAAAAGCAATTCCTCTGAAAGTTGCAAAGATTAAATCTGCACCAGAAGTAATTGAAGCCGACCAAGAAATTGTTGATTTATACTCTGGTTTAATAAATCAACATGGAGAAGTTGAATTCATAATTGAACTTGCTCATCGCTTGAATGAAGGAACAACAAGTGTGCGAATCATCCAAGCATCTATTGAACTTGCTTCAGTAATGGGAAGCGCACCAACAATTAAAAAAGGACATGCGCAATACATCGTTACTGCTTCAAAAATTCTCGACACCCAAAAGGGCGCGGAGAATATGCCCGTTGCGAATCTCTTAAAACTCGCAACACGTTTGCAACGTCATTCTGGCGTTGAGAATGTCGGGGAAGCGTTGAAAGTAACCGAAAGTGTTGCGGAATTGAATGAACTGGTGCCAGTAATCAACACCAACAAGCGCGGCACTAAAGGACCAAAAGGCGAGAAAATCGCTCCTGTAAAACTACGCACGGCGGATGAGGTTATCGCCGTTGCTTTCGCGGGTTTGACTAGTCTTGCGAAAGACCCAAGAAACCTAAAGATAGACAAGGCGAGCGTTAAAACCTTAACCGCGCTTAGTGCTTACCTAAAGGTAATCGCAGATAATACCAAGTAAGAAAATCAAGAGTAGCCCCGCCGAAAGGCGGGGTTATTTTTTTGCCCAAAATTCCCGCGATGATCCATGCGACCCGCCGAAGTGTATGAAATTCATACGCGCCGAGGCCGCGAAAGTTTGTGTTGGGGCTCCTTCATTACGCGATGGTTTGTTTTGGTTTGTGTTGGCTAGGCTACTCCTTCATTACGCAATCGGCTCTGAATGGGTCATTCCCGAGTCCAATAATAATACGGCTAGAAGGCTGACTTGGCTTGTATTAGATATGGCACTAGAGTATCATTGGGTTATCGGTTGAGCCATGCTCATCACCGACAAGGTGTATGAAATTCATACACTTACAAGCGAAAGGTTAAGTTATGACTAACGCACAACTTCTCGCCCGATTAGAAGCAATCAACCAAGAATATAAAGAAGCAACCCACTTGGAAGTTTTAGCCAATATCGAGGCAGACAGCAAGCGCAAGGAAGCCATCCGCAAGGCTGGCGTAGAAGCAATCGAGAGAGCGAGGTCATTCGCATGAATCACGCAGACCGCTTAAATAAAGCGATGTATCAACATGCGAAAGGCTTACTCACTGAGGATGAGATGTGGCAGGAAATTTTAGAAATTGCCCACTCATTCCTTATCGGCGATTATCAAGTTAACGAAGGAGTATCACGATGAACGAAGACGATCTTATGGCTATCGCTCACGATATATTCACTGAAGATGAACTTGCCGAGATTCTCGACGAGGAAGATTACTTAGGCGTAGATATATCCCTAGACGCCTTGTATGATGAATTAGATGAAGAGGACAGCGACGAGGACTCAGATTGGGCTGAGTAGTTCCGCTGGTAGCCTACGCTGGTGCGTGGTTCGCAGGTTCGATTCCTGTGGTGGGCACTGTGTATGAAATTCATACACTATCTAAGCAAGGAGATAAAATGGATAAGGAAAGGGCAAAAGTTCTACTAGGTGCGTTACAGATGATTGAACCATTAGTAAAAGATGGAGCAGACTTCTTAGCCACTGACGCATTTTGCTTAGTTTGGAATGAAATTGCTCAGATAGCAGAACCAATAGAATAAGCGTATGAAATTCATACGCTATTAAATGACAAGGAGAATGGCATGTATCTATCAAGTGGCGACTTGTTCGCCTTAGCAATAGCACTATTCGCTAGCACTTCTGTATTGACTCTGGCTTTCCGCAGAATCTATGTGCTAGAGAAGCAAGCAATCAAGTATCGTAGGGAACTACGCCGATGATTACTGAAATTAAATTCCCATACAAGCACTGGTGTGGGGTGGTTATCGATGATAAAATAGTCCAAGATTATCACGATTGTGATAATTGGGAGCACATCTTAGTGGAGGAACGCGATGAAAAACTTTAGTTTCACTTTCGATGCTGGCTTTGGGTATCCTGTATACCTAGCACACCTAACCATTGGTGTTGGTCGGCATACGCTTTGGTTCTCGGTTTCAACTAGAAACTGGAATAAGATTCAAGCAAGAAAGAAGCGGGACATATTCACACCAGCAGGCGGTTGCCTGTCGGTATTTACTTTCAGTTATACTGGAGGCACAAGATGATCCAAATCGAACTAACTGATAGGCAAGCCGAGGTTATACGTCAAGCACTACGCCTTCAAGAGGAAGCGCATAAGCGTAATGACTTTGGCATACTACAAGTCGAAGCCTCTAACCTGCGCTCATATATATCTGACGCGGTAATTGACAATGCTAAGGCGGTAGTGTAGTATGGTTCCTGTAATCAAGCACTGCCTACTGTATGAAATTCATACGGTAGTTTATGAAAGGATACGATATGGAAACTGATGAAGTCCTTACTTGCGTAAGTTGTAGTAGGGGCGTAAGCGATGAAACTGAAACAGCAAGCAACGGTGATATACTCTGCCACGAATGTGTCCGAATATGTGAGCGTTGCGAATTAATCGGAAGTGTAGATGATGACTTCCGAGTGGTAGATGATAATGCTATATGGTGTGAAGCATGTTGCGATTACAACGCCCGTTGGTGTGGTAATTGCGAAGTGTGGCACACTGGCGATATCTACTATGCCGAGGACAGAAACGGAACTTGGTGCGATGCGTGTTGGATGGATGTCCTTACTTATTGCGAAGGTTGTAGCGAGTATTACTACGACCCTTGCGGTTGTGGTGATGATGAGGATGAACGATTCATCCATGACTATTCATATACGCCCGACTTAAAGTTCCACAATACTAATGAAACACCTACTACTCCTGCCGATGTGTTATACCTTGGTATGGAGATTGAAATCGAATCCCCTAATGGGGAATACGAAACTAGAAACAACGCTGCCGAGTATGCTTCTAACCTAGAGGATCATGGCTTAGCGTATCTTAAATCTGATGGCTCACTGGATTGTGGCTTTGAGATTGTAACCCACCCAATGACCCATGACTACTTCAAGAATCACGCTCCCGAGTTCTGGGAAGTGATTGACGGCTTACGTAGTGACTTCCGCATGAAGGCTTGGTCTGCTCGCACTGCTGGCCTTCACATCCATCTATCTAGGGCAGGTTTCAATAATGGTGCTCATATCCACCGATTCTTGCAACTTGTCTATGCTAACCCAGACTTCTATTCCAAGATGGCTGGCCGTAGTTCCGATAGGTGGGCTAAGTTCGATGATAACCAACGCTATGACACCGAGAGTGATAAGTATGTCAAGACATTCAAGCATAAGTTAGCGCGGTATGGTGATAATCATTCTGACCGTTACTCTGCCGTAAATACCCTCAATCGCAATACCCTAGAGATGAGAATCTTTAGGAGCACTCTGAACTCTGACACTATCAAGTCTGCGTTAGATTTAGCACATGCCAGTGTTGAATACACACGTAGTCTTACTGTGGGTCAGATAGTAAATGGTGCACTAGAGCGTATGAAATTCATACAGTATATCCATGACAACAAGGATACATACGCTCATCTCATATCGCGCATGGACAGATTGTTCATCGCTACTCAATCAGATACAGAATAGGAGATATACTATGTGTTTACTCGCAGTATGTGAGCCAGGCTCTACACCCAAGCGCAAGGACTTGGAATGTGCCTCTTGTAATAATCCTCATGGATTCGGATATGCAGTAATCGCCAACGGTGAGATTATCACTGGTCGCGGTATGTCTGCTAAGAAAGTTATATCTGAGTTCTTATCAGTTCGCAAGCAATATCCTAATGGGTATGCCATGTTCCATGCTAGGTATGCTACGCATGGTGTCAAGAACGTAGAAAACTGCCATCCCTTCCCTGTGGGTGGCTCGACACAAACTTATCTCGCGCACAACGGGATATTAGATATCAAGATTCCAGCCAATGACAAGCGTAGCGATACGCGTGTATTTGCCGAGGATATACTTCCGCTTATGGGTGGCGTAGATGGTCTCGACAACGAGCATATCTGGGATATTACAAGCAAGTGGGCTATGGGTAGCAAAATAGCAATACTCACACTCGATCCACGTGCCAAGTATTCCTGCTACATCATCAACGAATCGTCTGGCCATTGGGATAATGCTGGCATCTGGTGGAGTAATACCACCTACAAGGAATCTAGTTGGTCGCAATACCTAGGTCTGCCCAAGGCCGACCCATCTGCATCCATACTAGATACCGAAACGGAATGTCCAGGTTGCGGTGCTTTCCTCTTAGAGGATGGCAATCCGTATTACTGCGACCACTGTTTGATATGCTATGATTGCTTCGGCATCTATCAACAGGACTGTCTATGCTATCTACCCGAACGAGATGAACACGCTTACGCTCTAAGGTCTAGCAGTGGTCAGAATGACACTTGGTTTGACTATGACAAGCAGTATACCGAATACCACAACTACTACAAGTAAGGAGCAAGGTGTATGAATTTCATACAGGCAAATGAAGTAACCATAAAAGATATCACCAGTAAATATGATGTAGACTTACGCTTCGTAGAATATAGTGGCTGGGTCAAAACCATGTTTTTTGTTGATAAAGAAAAACGCTCATATAAAGGTCGTCTAAGATGGAGTATGAAAGACGGCTACGTTATGGAATGGGATGGTGTTCCACCTACCGACCTGCTAGAACTGGCCACTAACCCCGAGTTCCCGTATATAATCGATTGCATTACGGAAGGAGATACAGGTGAGTAGACCAACACCAAGTGAAGATGCAGTGCCATACAATGTCGAAGTATGGGTTAAGTTTGACTTCGAGATTGAGGCTGATGATGATATCCAAGCAGAAGAGATAGCCTCTTATGATTGGGAAGAATACAAGTATCGCTCTACGATTGAGAAGATAAGGGTTGAGGCCTACGAGGAAATTGACTTAGATACCCCTGACCCTGACATCCTCTACGATGAAATGAATTCTTTTTATTGAGATTCATTAAACTATCGGTGGGTATATTCTGCCTAGGAATACTAGGCGGGGCTGACCCACCAGGAATGTTACTTATAATACTACTAATATATATATGGGGGGTGTTGATATGATAGAAGGTGCTTGTAGAGGACACGATAACCCTGACCTATGGTTTCCTGAGATAGGTCGTGGGACTTTTGGTATGACAGAAAAGTTACAGCAGTTAGCAAAAGAATGTAATGTTGCTATGGCTATATGTAAGTCTTGCCCTGTGAAAACTGAATGCCTTGAAGAAGGTATGAAGTTTGAGAATAGAAGTTATGGTATATGGGGTGGTCTTATGGCTGGTGAACGATTGATCGAAGCAGGTGAGCAACCTGATTCTCATCATAGGTCCACCCCTCAAGGGGATGCCCTTAATATGCTATACAAGTTACGACCTTACCTAAGGAGGTAGTGTATGAAATTCATACGCCCTATAATACTCATGCTAGCAATCCTATTCATTATTCTTGGTGTCAATAAAGTTGGTGAGCCTAGGGTTAAAGATACTAGAGTATGGACAGTAGAAGATAGTAAGGCTTATGCTAGAGATAAGATACAAGTATATGCAGATAAACAATGGGCCTGCTTAAATAAACTATGGACAAAAGAATCAAATTGGCGAAGGGAAGCATACAATGACGTAAAGGTAATGGGCAAGAATGCTGGTGGCATACCGCAGATACTTGATATGTCGCCTAAACTCAAACCTACCTATCAGATTGATAGAGGATTATCCTATATCGAATACAGATATCTCACGCCTTGTCAGGCCTGGAAGCATCACGTAAGGAAGGGGTGGTATTAAATGAAAGATGTGTTTAGAGTCGGTGGTGTAGATATCGACAAGTTGAAACCCACTGCTATGGACTTACGCGGTGAGCCAATCAAGGTATGTATATGCGGTTCTAAGGTATGGAATCTGCAAGTTATGTGGGATGATGACGACAACATAGGCATGTATTTCATGAATATGTGGTGTCCGTTATGTGATAGCGTAGCAACAGCACCAGTAGTGGAGAATGATAACGATGCCGACATATGAATATAAATGTAATGTATGTAGTGTCACAATAGAGTATGAACGTAGTTTTGGTGACGATACAGAACCAACCTGTTGTCAAACTACTATGTCTAGGGTATGGTCAGCAACACCTGTTCACTTCAAAGGTGGAGGGTTCTATTCAACTGGAGGATAATGGAAGAGTCAATAGAAGATCAAGAACTACGGGTAAAACTAATCGCTGAAATAAATCAATCGCTAGATACTATCAGTAAAAACTTGGAAGAACTGCAAGAATAAGTGTATGAAATTCATACAGGGGCTGGCCAGCATATCGCTGGCTGGCCCTTTTTAGTTTGTGTTGGATTATTCTAGTTCAACTATTGTGACTTCTTCAGTTGCTTCTTCTTGGCCAACTGTGTCCTCATCACGATAAGGTTTATATCCACCTATATGATTTAACAATCTACGAATGGCTCGGTTACAACGCATTCTAGCGGCATCTTCACTAGGTATATCCAACTCCTTGGCTATCTCAGCAAAAGGCATAGCCTCAGCATACTTAAGGAATAAGATACGCCTATCTTCCTTATTCAATTTCCAATAACCATAATCAACTTCGATCATAATAACTGTAATATTACCTCCTTCAGCAGGCGCAGATGGGCGGGACGGACCGCCTAGATTGAGTTGATGGGTAACACCAATCTCTCCACGCAATACTGAAGGTAGAATTGCTTCGACTAATTCAATATCATAATAATAGTTATCTGATACTTCATAGCCTATTGACTTAGCCTTCCATCTCTGACAGTAATCCAGAGCCTGGTTACGAAGTGAGCGATATATAAGGTTTTTAGCGTCCTTCATACCGATTGCTTCCCATGTATCTAACTTATTAGGATGTTCAGCAAACCACTGATACAATGATTGCTTAATGTCTTCGAGTTCAACCATGTCATACTTCTTATGGTATTCGGCTGCCACACCAACGACTACATAATCCCAAGGTTCTATACGATTCCAGTCAATCATTTCCTTTACTACCACTTCCAAGTCTTACCGTCAACGGTGAATGAATTATTTACAATTGGAACTAACTGAGGTATTACTGTTTTACCATCAACCTTTAAAATACCAAAGCCTTGTTGCCAAGTGAACAAGCCAGCCTTAATATATTTTGCATTACGGTAATCCATTAGGTTCCCGAGTTCCATACCCCACACTGTGCGTGGCTTGCCACCACGATATGTTTGAGTCTGATGTGTCAGACCCATACGGTGCGTGTGTCCACACACTACTGACATACCTGAACGCTTGGCTAAGCCTAGAGCAGTTGCTCCTGCAGTAGGTTGAACGTTGCCTTCATCTCCGTGCATTAGAAGCCAACCTGGAGCCAATTCATAAGGATCAGCGTGGTATTGTATCTCAAGTTCTTTCAAACCTAAGAAGTTTTCTAATTGCAATTCAGGTAGGCCAAGTAATCCTGGCGCTCTCATAGCAACAGTGTTGAATAATCTATCAGTATGATTACTACGCACCATGTGCTCAACAGTTAAGTCATATAGAACTTGACGAGTAAGGTCTCTATCACGACCAATGGAGCGTTCAAACTCTAGTTCAGTTCCTTTACTCCATTTCGAGATTGTCTGCATATCCATTTCATCGCCACAAGATACGACAGTATCAGGTTGGTATGCCTTAATGAATCTAGCGACAGCCTTGGTTGCTTCTACATCATGGTAAGGCACCTGCAAATCGGAAATGCAAACAATAGTTTTCATTACTTTGCTCGTCTCTTGTTCTCTAAGCCTACGTTTTTCTTTTTGGATAAAATTCTTAAGTTAGATATTCTATCGCTACCTTTACGACCACCATTATCTTTATGGTCCACTTCTTGGTCACGCTTTAACTTCTTACCAGTAGCCTTTTTGTAATCAAGACGTGCCTTGTTGGTAGATGTTGTTTCAGTAGTGCCATCTTTCTTCTTGCGCTTGATGACATAGATTGGTCTGCCACCATTTTGCTTGCTACCTTTATAAGGTCCAAAGATTTTCATTTATCCCACTTTCCTCTCAAGACTAGCAATCCGATGATTGCGTAGTTAGCCATATCTTTAAATGAATCTTCCAAACTTTCGTGCTCAGGATTTACATTGTTATCTACTAAGTTATTTATACGAGCCAACTTGTCATGCATTCTTACTCGGAGGCCGTTAAGTGCACCCCCAGGTGCGTTTGCGATGTTACTTGGACCATAGTCTTTATGCTTTGATAGCATTAAAGTCATCAGTTCATCGTAAACAATTCTTACTTCATCGGAGAATTCAGGAGCGGAACTAGGACTGTCAGTCTTAGGAACAACGTGCCTTCTACCTTTGGAGTCTGCGTCACTGTATCCGTAGTGAGTTGGTAATCCGTGACCGTTAGACCTTGGTTCCTTAGATGTTCTATAATCTGCCATATTTCCTCATTCTCCATTCTTTGTTTCATCTATTAACTGCTTCAATTCCTCGTCGATGTTAGCCATATTTTGATCTACTACTATGTCTTGAATAATATCTTTCATTGCTCCTGGATTAGTTTCGGCTGCATACAATGTTGCGTATGTAGTCTCACATATATCCTTTACTTCTTTTTTATTGCCCGCTACACCATATATACAACGTAGTAGTGAGCCAATCATAAGTGAATACCCGTTTGGTAGTATTAACTTAGGGTCAAACTCTGAGTCATTCTCTTCTAGTAAATGATCTGTTGCGTCGAAGATATTATCAAACTCTTCGTGGCATACAGGACAAGGTGGAATCTTATTCATTTAGTCCTGCTCTCTCTCTGATATAATCTGCTCCATATTTTACGTAGCAACTGTTGACATCCTCACCGTCAGGCATTGTTACAATTGTAACTGGCAATTCTCTTGCTAAACTATTAGCAAACTCTTTGCCTGGCTGGTCTCCGTCAGAGAAAACAAATATTCGCTCAAAATCTGCAAGAATTCTATTGTAATGTTTTTTCCAACTGTTAGCACCAGGAACTCCGATGCAAGGAATGCCAATACAATGACTAAGAGTGATAGTATCCAATTCGCCTTCACACACACCAATCCAATCGCCTGCTCGCTCAGTATCGATTACATTATACATTCTGGTTTCAACACCAGTCATGCCCATATACTTCGGTTCAACAGCAGGATTAAGACTGCGAAAACGCAAGTCGACAACACCAGTCTTGGTAATATACGGTATGGATAATCTACCTTGGAATGCTTCGTGTCCAACTTCAGGCTCCAAGACTACGCCTAATCGTGCCACCCGAGCCACTTCCCTTGTTATACCCCGACTTGCCAGGTAGTCTTCGGCCAGATGAATATTTGCCGCGTATTTGAGTGTTGCTTTGGCCAGTAATTCCCTCTGCGAAAGATTTTGCTTCACGTATATCAACCCTTTCCTGTTTCGCTATGATTTGCAAACTGTTGCCTTGCATACCACACGCAAAACAATTAAATATATTTTCTCTTGTATTGAAACTAGCACTAGCATGGGAGTCATCGTGGAACGGGCACTTAATATTAACTTGCCCTGTTGTTCTGCGAACTACCGCGCCGTAGTGCTCTAGCACCATTACTATGTCTGGTAAATCATTATCAGAATACATCGCCTAACCTCAATACTAGATACGCATCGTCAATGGACTTGCCTCTTGCCTTGATTACCACTGCTGGTAAGACTGCCTTGCGATCAATCTGTCTTGCTTCCGAATAATGCGTCGCTTCCGTTTGAGCCTCTTTCGTCCAACCGCTGAGGTCAATAGCGTTGCCCGCCCCTGGGGCCTTGCATTCGATAACTCCAATGTGTCCGAGAAAATCCGTCCGAATTGAAATATCTCCCTCATCTTTAGAACCAGCACGAGCAAGACGCTCAGCGTCATAGCCCCTGCCACGAAACCAATCACGAATGTCTGTTTCAAAAGTTGCTCCCCTTGCCTTGTGAGATTTTCTAGTTGTCATAGTGGTAATAAATGCATAGGTTGTAGGTGCGATACAGGAACATACCAAGATTTCTCATTGTATCTAAATGCTTCCTTCTTACATTGGCTCCCATAAGCCCAACCTAAGGCTCTGTAAGGGACTCCTAGCCATTCAGGTCCTACGCGTCTAGTCTTATGACGCATACCATCTGCCATCAATATGTATACAAGTGTGTCATCATCACGATTGGTGTATCTTAACTTAGGTTGCTCATTGAATGAGTAGCGAACTTCCCCAAGCCCAGGAATATCTAGTTCATTCTTCCACTTGTTAAAGTGGGGAACAAAGTCTGTCTTACCAACCATGCGAGCAAATGCTAACTCGCTACCAGCAGCAACAGCATGTTGCCATAGTTCCCAAAGATCGCCCTCTGAGTAGTTAATGTTCTTTGTAGGGTCTCCGAAGTAAGGCTTCTGACGTTGGTATCCTACCTCAACAGCAGTGGCTTCTTCTTGTGGAGTAAGTGCGTATGATGTAATCATTATGAGTTCTCTGGAATATCTTCAATATACATATACTCAGGATTAAACGCCAACCAAGTCATAAGCGTTCCTCCCGCATCTGCTCTACCGTAGCGGTTCTTGACTGATGCCACGCCCATAGATGTGCCAACCGTGCCAAGCGTGCATATGAGGGCAGGTAATTGAGAAACTTTCCCTTGTATTGCGCTTCTTGGCTGACAAGGTGTCCCAGATATTGCTTCTGAAGTGTGATGTAATACGACAATCGCAGCGTTAGTTGCTCTAGCAAGATACTTTAACTCCTTCATAATGGCTCGCATTGACGCGAACTCTTCGCCACCATCAGTGGCTACGTCCATAAGGTTATCAAGAATAATCATTGACGGGGCACAGCCCCAGACTTCTTCAAATGCTAATACTTCTTCTGATATATCTTCTAGTGTAGGTGAAGATTCAAACGACCACACGATGTGGCTACCTTTTTGCAAGACAGCCTTAGTCCAGCCAATATCAGTATTGAGTTTTTGCTCTACATCGCTCTGGCTCTTACCAGATATCATGGAAGCCAAGCGCATAGCCATTGTATGGGCGTTTGTGTCGGCTGATATATAAAGCGTTGGAACATTGGTCTTAAGTGCTAACGCAAGGGCAAGCGTTGACTTGCCTGCCCCTGGCGCACCTGCAAACATCGAAACTTCTGATCGACGGATAATAATCTTATTCGCTTCAAATGCCTTAAAACAACTAGGTAGGGGCTCGCCCCCGATTGATGCTCGGCCTACTGACCTTACTAACGTTCTCACTGCTACCCCCTACCTAATATTTAAAACGGAAAGAACTCTTGCTTTAGTTCACTGGCCGACACTGGTCTGCGCCCTGTGGCATCGGACATACCCACATTGCGTATGGCTTGCCCGTCTTGGCTGATACTCCCGCCTTGTATTTGCGAGCCCCGTGTTGACACGTTGGGGCTGATGTATTTGGTGCTTCCCCCGCCTGGGTCGGAGCCGAGTATTGCGGTTGCTCTATGTTTGGAGTGATACTCGGCGTCGATAAAGGGAGTGCATTATACGCTCCTAATACCAACTTTTGAACTGATGCAATTTGAGTTGCATAGTCGCCAACTCCTTCGAGTAATACACTGAGTTCATCAGATGTATTGGCGCGGACATTTATCATGTCCCCTGATGGTGTCTTGTAGGACACCTGCAGTTTCCATTCTTCGCTCATTTATCTTCCTTCTTTGTCGAGAACTGACAGAACTGTGTGAGTCCACACCGATACTGGCAGTTATTAGTGTTTGGTAGAAAAATCTGAGCCTTACGGGCTCTATCGAAAGTATCAACTAGATACTCCATCTTGTCTTTACTGTATTGACGCAAGTCAATCATAGATGCTGTGCCTGAGTCACGGGACATATAGTAGTTGCCCCAGTTAACTTCAATGCCAAACTGTTGTTCTAAGCCCATCTTGTAGAAGCCTAGTTGCAGACTGCTAGTTGGTAGTTGCTGTGATGTTTTAAGATCAACCACTACAAGTTGCCCATTGACTTCAAACACTCGGTCAATAATCATCTTGATAGTAACACCATTGACAACAGGCATTAGTGCAAGTTCGATTGCAGGAATCCCTTGCGGGGTTATCCATATCTTCCACTCAGGGTTGGCCTTACGCCAGTTGATATAGTTCTGAACCCAAGTTGGACCAGTGCTCTGCCAAAAGTTTACATCTTCCTTGTTAGGGTTGGCCTTAGTAGCACGACCACCTACTCTAGCATTAGTTAAGTCTGTATCACCTTTGCACTCAACCCATGCTTCATCCCATAATTGTCTTACTGGGTCTTGCATCATAGTGTGCTCTTATCGTAGTTCTCACAAGCAAGGTGAAAAGCAGAACCACCGACCGACCAAACCGATGGTTCTTCTTGCTTCTGGAGTAACCTACCCAAGTAGTATTGGTAGCCACAGTCAATGAACGTAGTGATAGCCGAGTAGGATATATGCTCGGGTAGTGTATATTCTTCAAGTTGGATTGTCATAGGTATATTATGGCACATAGGTTGGGATTAGGGAAGTTTACTGGGACTGCCTATAAACTTGACAGTTCCCAGTTGGTATGAGTATAATTAATCTATAAGATATTATATGATAGAACGAACGCTTTAAGGCGTTCGTATATAATATATTATAATATATATATAATAATATATCTCTAAGGAGTATTATGTCCGATGTATTTCTACCAGTATTTTACGCAACCCTAGCATCAGGTGTGACAATTCGTGTGGTTGAGGAACTGATTTTTGAATATCGACGTCGCCAAGAGGAAAAACGAATGGCTTACGTCCTAGATGTCTTAGAATCTGCCGAAGAATATGATCCTGATTAACCTCCAGAAATGACAAAAGACCCCCTCGCCCTAGTATAATCACTAAGGTAAGGGGGTTTCGTCGTTCTAAGGGGCGTTTAAAGCCGTTTAAAGGCTATTTCTTGGAGCCTAGTCCAAACTCTTTTTCAGTCTTATCTGCCCATTTGGCTAATGGTGCAGCAACAGAGCCAATGAGGATTGCGTATTCAGGTGCAACATCGGCAGCCAAAGCAATAGCCATAGTTACTGCTGATGCTAGAACAGCCCGTAGGTAGGACATAAAAGCAGCCTTGGTCTTAGGGCTCTTTAGTTTATTGATTAGGTCTTTCATTTCTTGCTCCATTTCGGTCTGCCATACCCTACGATAAAGACCGTAAGTTGGCGTTTGTTGTTTGCCTTATATGCACGAATGCGTTCAGCAACTTCACCCCCATTGGCTTGTGAGCCTTTGGGTTTCTTCTCTGGGGAGGTGTTACCCTCAATAGTAGTTACCGTTCCATCGCCATTATCCTTGAGGATGATACCAACGTGGTCCACTTTCTCGCCTCCAGGGAAGTCAAAGAAAACTATATCGCCAGGTTGAGGCTTATCTGTTGCTGCGTTGAACCAAGTTCCAAGTCCCATAAATCCTGCTTTACCTGCTGGTGTATACACACAGTTAGGAATCTTTATCTTGGCTTTTGTAGCACACCAGTTGACAAAGTAACCACACCAAGGTTGTCCATTGTTCTTGTTGTATTTAACCTTGTTGCCTTCCGTTTCGGCTACGCCGATTTCAGCCTTGGCTATCTCTAGGAATGTTTCTACTTGACTCATTTAGTTTTCCTTATCCAAACCTGCCAGCCTTTATGGAATATTTCAATATCATTTTTGTGCTTTTCTAACCAAGCATCTATTGCTGGTTTAGGGTTCTTGTCTGTGCCATCTGGATGGTCCCACTCATAGTCATCAAATGCCATAATTCCGCCGACTTTAAGTAAGTCCCAAGATAGGTCAGCATCAAGTGTTACTGATTCAGGTAGGTGGTCTCCATCAATATAGATAAAATCAAAACCACCATCTCGGTGCTCCTTTAACCAATCCTTGCTGTATGCTTTAACGCTTTGAACTTTTTTGCCATAAGGTTCGACTTGCTCAAGGTATGCTGCTTCAACATCTTTCCAGTCATATATTGATTCGTGAGGTAAGTTTACGCACCAAGGGTCAATGTCTATCAATAAAGATGTTGGGTCAGTTAAAATATTTTCTAGCAACCAAACAGATGCATTGCCAGTAAAAACGCCTATCTGTAGAAATTTAAGTTTCTTTTTTCCCTTTAACTCAGAGAGCCCCATTTTAAAATCCGACACAGTATTGTTGTCATAGAACCACTTAGGAAAGTTGTCGGTTTTCATTTGCGGTCCAATAACATATCTATGATTTCGTCAACACGCTTCTCTAATCGATTCACTTGGTCCTTTAGACTACCGCCACCATTGGGACGAAGTTCGTAAAGAAAGTGTTTTACCAACCATCTGATCGCCCCAGCGAATGCTGTGACAATTGCTATGATTGCTAAGATTAGTGATGCCCAGTTGGCGACTGTCATTATACTGTCCTAATGGTTATGTCAATGACCCCACCAAAACCATCAAATCGCTTATCAGGTGGTGTCATACGAGTGAAAGAAGTTTGCTCAATAACAACTTGACGCTGCTCGCCAGTAGTTAGGTCTTGCCAGGTAAGAACATCTCCATCACTTTCCAACTCTTCAAGAGCCAAAAGACGGGTCTGTGCTTTACCTTCGTAACCAACTTGAACATTGTATCTATCTGTTTCAACGTCAAAGCAATAGACTGGGAACTTCATAACGCGTTGACGTGGCGTAGCAATTGTTGCCTTAGCCTGATAGCCTTTAAATATAGGACCAGTTGATGTAGTTGTTGCATCACGGCTAAGAATAAATTTATACGCTACATATTCCTGGGCTGTGGCAGGTTGAGATGTAGTAATTTCAATTGGAAAAACAACGGAACTATATGTAATGTGGTCGTATTCAGTTCCATCTTTGTCTACAGTTTCAAGAGTCATTGAACCTTTAGAGAAATCACCGCGTCCTAGAAGGCGCTTAAAGTTCTTAGGTTCTAATGTTCCGTAGCGAATGTAACCACTGGTTAGAAAACCAGTAGGGGTCAATGTTGCACTTGCTTCTATGTTAATACTGCCAACTTTATTAACCTTACCAACGGGTGATACGGCGGTAGACGTTACGTTAGATGCAGTTTTTGCGTAAGTAAATGTTGTGGTAGTTGGCACGGCAACAACTGTGTATTGACCATTAAATGTTGCGTCAACGCCTTCTACCCATACAGAATCTCCGACGGCTAAGCCGTGTGCTGCAGATGTAGTCAAGGTTGCTACGTTAGTTGTAAGTGCCTTGTTGCTTACTGAGCCAGCATTAAGTGCTGTAGTGGCAAAGACTAATCGGTCTGTTGTCCCAGCAAATGCACAGGTTGTTGTGCTGTATCCACTAGTTCCGCTGACATATAAGTCATTAGCATAAGCAAACCGCAAAGGTTCTATTTCGTTACTAAGGTCAATACGGATAACCCCAGGTGCTCCGTCCACGCCAGTTGCACACCATATGTAATGGTTGTTTGCTGCAAAGTCATAGCAAGGTTGAGTAGTTTCTACAATAAGTGGGCCATAACTAATAGAGCCGTCTTGATCTGAGACGGTTGCTGCACGGATACCCTTACTGGTTCCTATCATCATATAACCTAGATAGTAATAAATCTTATGGATAATTTCTCCGACTGGCATCTCTGCTGCGGTTATCGCCGATGTAAGAGTTGGCATTACACCTGATGTGTTGAGAGTAAACTTAAAGATACTTGACTGAGTGCCACTATATCCTGCTACATAGATGGCTGGACCAGATGCAGTAATGCTTGAGAATACAATATCGGTATCACTGTGTGTATATATAGGGCTTGGAAGGCTAGATGAAGATGAAGATATTTCATATATCTTATTGTTAATACCCATGACAATGCGATCTTTAACGTATTCCATAGTAGCGGTATTTACAGTAATACCATTGTCGCTAATCATAAGAGTATCACCAGCGCCAGAGACTCCAGTTAATAACTTCTTATATATACGTAATCTTGGAGTTCCACTATTTAGAATGTTAACAATCCAGTAAGCATAAGTGCCATCATCACATATAGCCTGAACTGCATAATCAGTTCCTGCTGCATAATCTAAGAAATGTGTGACAGTTCCATCTGCTGCAATCTTATCTACATCATATTCATCCCACAACAGAACACCATCAGTTCCGTTATACTCAATTGAACGAGCAACTTGGAATGGCTTACCGTTAGTTTGAATTGGACCAGATGTATAGTGTGTAGTAGCAGTATCTTTAAGTAAGGTTACTTGTCCCTTAGTCCAGACATTGACACCCTTACTGTCTGTAAACCTATGTGCCACTGTTTCGCCAGCAGATGGGTCATAGAATTTAATACCAGAACCACCGTGAAAAGATGACTGACTTCTTAACCACCAACCAGTAAGTGATTGCTCACCTGGCTCTGCTCCATTATCAAACTGTTCTTTACGGAATGGTGCTGTCTGCCTGATGTAAGGACGTGAGTCATTGATGGCATAGAAGAATGGCAAGCCACCTAGTGCAACGTCATAGGATTCATTTGTATTCTGCCAGATTCCTCCAGTAGATACGATACCTACGTCAACTGCAATTGCTAAACCTACATCTGGAGTGGACGAACCACGTCCTTCGGTTATATCTCTACCCGCCAAGGCACACCTCCATCAAATAGAAATTAAATTATTCAGTTATTGCTGAAACTTCTGCTCCAGTTAGTCCTAGTGCAGCCAACTTTGCCTGCGCTGCTAACTTAGCATCAGCCTTTGCTGCCTCTTCTGCTTCACGTGCAGCGCGGTCAGTTGCTGCTTGAGCAGCCATCTGGTCACGTTCTGCAATCTCTGCAGGAGTAAGGTCTACATATTCGTGTGTGCCTTTGGCAATGTCCACGATTAGTTTCTTAGGTGTATCAGTCATTTACTGTTGCCTTCCAATCGATAGTAGTTTCGTCCCATACATACATAACACCGTCAGTTGGATAAGCAACTGGTGCTTCCCAACGGCAGGTGTCTTCATTCAATACCCAAGAAGGGTATGGCTTAGGTGCAATGAAAGCATCACGGGTGTCATCGTATTGATAACCAATTCCCGCAAAGTTCTTTCTGATATTGCCGTTGTAACTTGTCTTTACCCAAGTTCCGCCTAGCGAATTCATAAAGGATTCGCCCTCATCTGCTGAGTTGTTGTTGCCAACTAGCACTCTAAGAACAATTTTGTTCTCGTCTATTTCTGCCCAATGTGACATTTTTATTTCTCCTTTACGCCATTAGATAACGAACTATTACAAAACCTGAACCGCCAGCAGCGCCATCTACACCTGCACGACCGCCACCACCACCAGAACCTGTGTTTACTTGACCAGCAGTAATTCCAGCAGCCGTGCTATTACCGCCACCGCCACCACCGCCAGCGCCACCAGTTCCTCCAGTAGTATTTCCTGAACCGCCACCGCCACCAGCAATGTAACCTGATGCACCTATACCAGCATTAGATAATGCGGTTGCTATTGCTCCCCAGTTAGTAACTGTATTTACTCCAGCACCACCTGCTCCACCACCGCCAGCGCCACTTGAACCAGCACCACCAGCACCACCGCCACCTCCTGCGCCATAGTGAGGTGCAGAGTTCACGCCATTACCACCAGCGTTTCCTTGACCTGATGTTGCAGTTCCGCCGTTGGTTCCATTTCCGCCACCACCACCAGACCCACCAGAACTTCCAGTAGTAGCAGACCCATAACCACCACGACCACCACCAACTGAGGCAGTTAATGATGCAAATTGAGAGTTCACTCCGTTAGTTCCACTAGAACCAAAAGTTCCACCAGCACCAACTGTAACTGTATTTGCAGTATTAGATGTTAATGCTTGACTTGCAAACGCAAGAACACCTCCCGCACCACCGCCTCCGCCGTTTTCACCACCGCTGTTCAAAGTTCCGCCGCCACCAGCAACTACAAGTGCATCACAAGTCAAAGCCTTAGCAGGAGTAAATGTTCCTGATGATAGGAAGGCGTGATACCAGTATGTGCCATCGTTAGTTACTACATCTCCACCGCTAGCAAACGGAGCAATAACAGGAGTAGTTCCTACTGCTGCTAGTCCGTATAGGTAAAAGGTTGAGTTGGCAATAAAATTGCTGCCAGATTCATTGGCAAAAGTAATTGTAGAAATAGCAGTATTGCTATTAGATAAACCAGCCATCATAGTAGCGTAGATACCTGAGCCAGTATTTCCTTCTTGAACTGTATCTATGCTTACAGATTTATACTGGCTAGCAGTATAGTTTGGTATGTAAATATCTACACTAGAAAAAGTAGAAGCAGTATTGCTTGCAGCATTTATAATACCGCCAGTAATGCCAGAAACAGTTGACCAGTTGAAAGAACCAGCCGATGACCCTGAACCAAATAAAATTTTAGTTGCTGCATAACTTGATGAACCTGAAAAGGTAAAGTAAATATAATCACTAGTATCCGCTTTTGTAGAACGAACAGATGCAACTACCTTCAAATCGGTATAACCACTTTGAGGAATGTTAGCCATTGTTACAGAGGCAGCACCTGCTGCCCCTACTGTTACTTTGCTAAGTAATACATAATTTGCTGGCATCTATTTCTCCTTAGTTTGCATATCTAACAATGACAATACCTGAGCCGCCTGCTGCGCCAGTCCCTGAAATTGTTGCGTTTCCACCGCCACCACCGCCTGTGTTAGTAGTTCCAGCAACTGGTGAACCAACGCCTCTTCGGTTTCCAGCGCCACCTCCACCAAGACCGCCTACTCCAGCAGTTGAACCTGTAAATCCAGTTGTTCCACCACCTCCGCCGCCAGCATAATATGTAGCAACTCCAGTTCCAGTAGGTATAGCAAAAACAGAAGTTAAACCATTACCACCTAAACCACCAGTTGCTAAACCACCATTACCGCCAACAGCACCAGCACCGCCACCACCACCGCTTGAAAATTCATCACCCGAGGCATATCCGCCAGCGTTACCACCTGTGTTACCTTGACCAGATGGAGAAGCCGCACCGCCAGTGCCGCTTACATAGCCACCTCCACCGCCAGAACCGCCAGCAATACCGTTTCCACTTCCTGCCCCACCTCCGCCACCAACAGAAGTGATTGTGCTAAATATAGAACTAGTGCCACTGTTGCCGTTACCGCCAGCAACGCCAGTTCCACCAGCACCAACTGTAATTGTGTAAGGAGTTGCAGTTACGGATAAAGCAGAGCCGCCGATTGAAGTTCTAAATCCACCAGCACCGCCACCTGCACCAGTTGAACCACCTCCGCCACCGCCTCCGCCGACTACTAAGTAATCGCAGGTCAATGATTGCTGTGGAGTAAATGTGCCCGAAGCACCAAAGGTGTGATAGGTGTATGTAGCATCTTGCGTGATAGTTCCACCAAAGGCTTTAGGTGCGCCGATATTGCTATTGGCTATGCCATACAGGGTGAAGGTTGAACCTGCAGAAAGATTAGCACTTAATTCAGCAAACACTTTAATTTGATTAATGGCTGAGGTTGAACGCCACAAGTTAACAATAGCCATAACATTGCCACCTGCATCAGAACCACGACTAATTACTGTTTTATTTGTTGTAGTATTTGAATAGTTTTGGAAGTGAATTATTGAAGGCGTAAAATTAGAATTACCAAATAATGCTAAACGCATCTGAGAAACGCTAGTATCTCTGCCTGAAAATGCACTACTACCCTGACCACCTAAATAAGTGTCTGAATAATTTGACCCAGTATCGTATGAGCCATTACCTACTTGTGCATATAGATTGTAGTTAGCACCACCTTGATTTTTGGCATTGCATACTAAAATCAAATCAGTGTAGCCTTGTGGAATAGAAGTAAATTCAACAGATGCCGAATTGGAAAGAAGTGTTCTTGTGTCTAACGCTACATAAGTATTAGTTGCCATTATGCTTTCACCCCGTATAGTGCGAATTGTGAGTATTCAAGAAACAAAGTTCCGTTAAATGGAAATAAAACAAAAGAAGTAATTGCATTAGTGTTTTGCCATAAGGACGAAGTAAGTGCGACTGCACCATTAGTATTATTTTCAGTTCCACCTAAAGAACGACTCACCTTGTATTTATTTGTATTTGTATAATCTAAAATATCTACAATGCTCACGCCAAAAGCAGAACCATTTGTATTTCCACCTATAAATCCTGCATCACCGCCGCTAATTCCAGTCAAATAATCCGCGCCTGGTCCTGAATACAAACGATGCGAATTGTAATTAGCAGCGGTGCTATCTCCGTTATACCTAATACCCATATCGTCTTGATATTGACCAGAGCGATTGTCGTTTACCAAGGCTCTTATTTGCAAATGGCTATAACCAGTCTGCGGAATACCAGCAAAGGTAATGCTAGATAGTCCACCAGCAGGAACAGTTACTGTGCCAAGTGCATCGTAGTTACCAGCAAGGGTAAATGTATTTAATCGCCCGCTAATCTGCGAGGCAAATACTCCAGTTAGCAGTGGGGTCATTAGTTAATATCTCCTACGATTACAAACGAGTTAGACGCTACACAGACCACTTGGGCTGCAGCATATTGAGCACGAAGTTTTGGTGCATCAGCAGTTCCGACAGAGTTAATTGTAACTCCAGCGCCTTCTGCAAATGT